GCGGGACCGAAGTGGTCTATCGCATCGGTGTGAACCGCATCGGTGTGCAGGTGCGCGAATTGGACCCGGCGACGAACCGGTTTGTGGAACTGGCAGAGTTTGATCCGCGCGAGCAGGATGTGGGTGTGCCCGAGGCCTTTACGCAGGTGCGCGCGCGCCCCGATACGCGGTATCGCATTGCTTTGGCAGAGGGCGTGACCAGTTGGCAGGTGGTTGAGGGCCTAAAGAACGTCGATCTGATGACGGGCGATATTTCGGTCATCCCGCCCGAGGGTCGTTTGGCGCCGGACAGCTACGAAGTCACTGTTGGCGATGATCGGGGTGATTTGCTGGCGCTGATGGAATCTCGCCAGTCGCAGCGTTTGGAAGAGGCATGGCGCAACCGAGCAGAGGGTCTGCCGCTGGATACGCCCGAAGAGGCGCTGATCCTTGCCTCTATTGTGGAAAAGGAAACCGGCGTTGCGGAAGAGCGCGGAGTTGTGGCGGCCGTGTTCATCAACCGTTTGAATCAGGGGATGCGCTTGCAGACGGACCCGACGGTGATCTACGGGATCACCAACGGTCAGCGGGTTCTGGGGCGTGGCCTGCGGGCCAGCGAGCTGCGGGCGCGCACCGATTACAACACTTATGTGATTGACGCGCTGCCGCCGACCCCGATTGCAAACCCCGGCTTGGCCAGCATTCAGGCCGCGCTGAACCCGGATGAAAGCGACTATATCTTCTTTGTGGCGGACGGGTCCGGGGGCCATGCTTTTGCGGTGACTTTGGCGGAACACAATGAAAACGTTGCCAAATGGCGCGCAATCGAGGCGCAGCGGAACTGAGGTAAAGATTAACGCGCCGTTAAGGTTCGGCGCGTTAAGGTGTTGATAACAATAAACTTATTGACTTTGCGCACGGTCTTATGTAGAACTTGTGCATGCTGGAAGAAATGGGAGAGCGATCACGGGGATAGGCCCCTGCGGTCGCTTTTTTGTTTTTCTCGTGCGGAGCAAGCGTTGAGAGGCAAGCTTCCCACATGACTACATTAAAGCTGAGGGCCGAATTGGACGCAGAAGATTGTCTGTCGGTGGCAGAGCGGCTTTTTGTCAGGGCCATACGAGCTTTGTCAGAAATCTGCGACAAACTTGAGAGAGATGAATTAGAGGGACTGCCGTCGTTAAAGTCGGCTGTTCCCGAGGCGATGCAGGCCACAAAATTTCTGCTTCAGGAGAGAAACCGTGTCTTTGAGTTGCACAAAAAGAAATCTGGGATTGTCAATGACTATGTCCTCGACTTCGACGCCGCTCGATCTGAGATCGGGCGCAGGCTTGCTCGCATCCGCGAAGTTGGAAGTGGTTGAGGATTTCTTGTCGGGGTTATCCGAGGCCTCTTTGATTGCGCTGCCCTATTTGTTTGAGTTCTGGGCGCTGGAGCATCAGTTGCCGCCGTCGGGGGAATGGCGGACCTGGGTTGTCATGGGTGGTCGCGGTGCGGGGAAAACCCGCACCGGGGCAGAGTGGGTCAGACAGCAGGTCGAGGGCGCAACGCCCTTGGCCGAGGGAGTGTCGCGCCGTGTTGCCTTGGTCGGAGAGACGATTGATCAGGTGCGCGAGGTCATGATTTTTGGCGATAGCGGGATTTTGGCCTGCTCGCCGCCGGATCGTCGCCCGGAATGGCAGGCGACGCGGAAACAGTTGGTTTGGCCCAACGGGGCGATTGCGCAGGTCTTTTCAGCGCATGAGCCAGAGGGTCTGCGCGGGCCACAGTTTGATGCGGCTTGGGTGGATGAATTGGCCAAGTGGAAACGGGCCGAAGAGGCGTGGGACATGTTGCAGTTTTGTCTGCGCCTTGGGGATAATCCGCGGCAATGCGTGACGACGACTCCGCGGAATGTGGGGGTGTTGAAATCAATTCTGGCGAACCCGTCGACTGTGGTGACACAGGCGGCGACAGAGGCGAACCGGGCGTTTCTGGCGGCCTCGTTTCTGGAAGAGGTGCGGTCGCGCTATGCCGGGACACGGCTGGGGCGGCAGGAATTGGACGGGGTTTTGTTGGAAGACGCCGAAGGGGCCTTGTGGACCTCTGCCGCATTAGAGGTGCTGCGGGTCAAACACGCGCCAGAGTTGGATCGCATCATTGTGGCGGTGGACCCGCCGGTGACCGGGCACGCAGGGTCGGATGATTGCGGGATTGTGGTTGTCGGGGCGGTGACCAAGGGCAATCCGCAGGATTGGTGCGCCTATGTTCTGGAGGATGCGTCTGTGTCGGCCTCGTCGCCGACGGTCTGGGCGAAGGCGGCGATTGCAGCGATGCAGCGGCACGGCGCGGATCGGCTGGTGGCCGAGGTTAATCAAGGCGGGGATCTGGTGGAAAGCGTGCTGCGGCAGGTGGATCCCTTGGTGCCCTATAGTTCTGTGCGCGCCTCGCGGGGCAAGATTGCGAGGGCAGAGCCGGTGGCAGCCCTTTATGAGCAGGGCCGGGTGAAGCATTTGCGCGATCTTGGCGATCTTGAGGATCAGATGTGCCGGATGACGTCGCGTGGGTTTGAAGGCAAGGGATCACCCGACCGGGTCGATGCACTGGTTTGGGCGCTGCATGATCTGATGATTACGCCAGCGGCAAGTTGGCGACGACCCCAGATCCGCACGCTGGGATAAAAGCGCCGCAGGGCGTTGAAATTAACAAAAGAGATAGCCAACTTGGCGCCTTTGGGCGGTTGGGGAAGGCTTGTCGGACGAGAGGGCGCGGAGTGGCTGGGGTGAGCTGGCTCCCCCTTTCGAACGTCCCCGCGCGGGCCATGGGGGCCGACGCGCGGGGACGGATCCGGGGTGTGACTTGGGCGCGATGCCGAAACGGTTTTGAAGAGGAGCTGACGCTGATGTTTGACTTTCTGAAGACGCGCGGGGCAGAGCCTGCGGAGAAAAAGGCCTCTGCCACGGGGCGGGTTGCGGCATGGTCCACGCAGGGACGTGTGGCCTGGACGCCGCGCGATACAGGGTCGCTGACGCGGGCGGGATTCATGGGCAACCCGGTCGGCTTTCGCTCGGTCAAGCTGATCGCAGAGGCGGCGGCGGCGCTGCCGCTGGTGTTGCAGGACAGCGAGCGGCGGTTTGATGTGCATCCGGTTCTGGGGCTGATCAAGCGGCCTAATGGCGCACAGGGGCGGGCAGAATTACTGGAGGCTTTATATGCGCAATTGTTATTGTCCGGTGATGGCTATCTGGAGGCGGTTGGCGGCGAATTGGGGCTGCCTTACGAGTTGCATGTGCTGCGCTCGGATCGCATGTCCGTGGTGCCGGGTGCGGATGGCTGGCCAGTGGCTTTTGAATATTCTGTGGGGGCCAAAAAGCATCGGTTCGACGTTGGTGAGGATCTTTCGCCAATCTGTCATGTAAAGAATTTCCACCCGCAGGATGACCATTACGGGTTTTCACCCATGCAGGCGGCGGCCTCGGCACTTGATGTGCATAATAGCGCGTCGCGCTGGTCCAAGGCGCTGCTGGATAATGCAGCAAGGCCGTCGGGGGCGATTGTTTACAAGGGGTCTGACGGGCAGGGCACGCTGGCGGCGGATCAATATGACCGTTTGCTGATCGAGATGGAGAGCCATCATCAAGGTGCTGCGAATGCGGGGCGTCCGATGTTGCTGGAAGGCGGGCTGGACTGGAAGCCGATGGGGTTTTCGCCCAGTGACATGGAGTTTCAGAAGACCAAGGAAGCGGCGGCGCGCGAGATCGCGCTGGCCTTTGGGGTGCCGCCGATGCTGGTGGGGATCACGGGGGATGCGACCTACGCCAATTACCAAGAGGCGAACCGGGCGTTTTACCGCCTGACCGTGCTGCCGCTGGCGACGCGGGTGACGGCGGCGGTGGCCCATTGGCTGAGTGAGTTTACGGGTGAGGTGGTCGAGTTGAAGCCGGATTTGGATCAGGTGCCGGCCTTGGCGGCAGAGCGGGATCAGCAGTGGAACCGGGTGGCCACGGCAAGCTTCCTGAGTGATGCGGAAAAGCGGGTTTTGCTGGGCTTGCCGAAGCTGTCTGACGAGAGCTGAAACCGGTAGTTTTGAAAGGAATTTCTTGATGATGGATGATCAACAAGATGGGGGCGCAAACGGCGGGCTGGAACGTAAGTTCTGTCGGTTGGGCGAAGATCTGAACGTGGTCGATGGCACTGTGATCGAGGGCTATGCCTCTGTCTTTGGCAAGCGCGATCAGGGCGGGGATATTGTCACCAAGGGGGCCTATGACAAATCGCTGGGCGCTTTGGCGGCGGGCGGGCGCAAGGTCAAGATGCTGTGGCAGCATGACCCGGCGCAGCCGATCGGGGTTTGGGATGAGGTGCGCTGTGATGAGCACGGGCTTTATGTCAAAGGGCGCATCCTGACGGACGTGGAAAAGGGGCGCGAAGCGGTGGCGCTGATCGGCGCGGGGGCCATTGATGGTCTGTCGATCGGATATCGCACCGTCTGTGCCCAGAAGGATGGCAAGGGCCAGCGGCTTTTGTCTGAACTGGAGCTATGGGAGGTGTCTTTGGTCACTTTCCCGATGCTTCCTGACGCGCGGGTCGGGGCAAAGGGGGATATCCCTGATGCAACGGAAGACCTGTTGCGTGACTTGGCGGCCGCCTTTGAGGACGCCCGCCTGACGCTGGCACAAGGCTGAGCCAGCTTACTCAACTCTCTCGAAGGATTGTTTGATGAGCAACACAGAGAAGAAGTCTGTGACCGGGAAAGATCTGTCTGCCGGTCAAGGGCCGGCCATGGATCTGAGATCTGCCCTGGCCGGATTTGTGAACGACCTCGGTCAATTTCAGGCCGAGATGAAGACGAAGTTTCAACAACAGGAAGAGCGACTGATGATGCTTGATCGTAAATCTATGACACGGGTTCGTCCCAACCTTGCTTCTGCCGCTCAGGCTGAGGTTCCGCATCAGAAGGCTTTTGAGGCCTATGTGCGCCGCGGGGATGACGACCAACTGCGGGGGCTGGTGCTGGAAGGCAAGGCGCTGAACACGGCTGTGTCCGGGGAAGGCGGCTATTTGGTGGATCCGCAAACCTCTGACACCATCAAGTCGGCGCTTTTGTCGACGGCCTCTGTGCGTCAGATCGCCAATGTGGTCAATATCGAGGCGTCTGCCTATGACGTTCTGATCGACACCACTGAAACCGGTGCTGGTTGGGCGACAGAGACCAGCGCTGCGGCTGAGACGTCGACCCCGAATATCGAGCGGATCACCATTCCGCTGCATGAACTGAGCGCGATGCCCAAGATTTCGCAGCGTTTGCTGGATGACAGCGCGTTTGACGTCGAAGGTTGGCTGGCGTCGCGGATTTCTGAAAAGTTTGCCTCTTCTGAGGCGGATGCCTTTTTGAATGGCGATGGTGTGGACAAGCCGACCGGGCTTTTGACCTATCCGACCGTTGAAGCTGGCACAGAGATCTGGGGTGAGATTGGGCATATCCTGACGGGTGTTGACGGTGGTTTTCCAGCCGTTGACGGGGCCAGTGTGCTGATCGATCTGGTGTTTGCGCTGGGGGCGCGGTACCGGGCCAATGCGTCGTTCATCATGAACTCTAAGACCGTTGGTCAGGTGCG